GGCTACATCTGCTGGCCGGGGACACCGGGCTATGAGGTGTTCGGCGACGTGCCGGTATCCAAGTTCCCGCTCGATGTGCTGCGGGCCATCATGGTGAAGAAGGGCGGCACAGGTGACCTGACAGTCACGTCGTGGAACAGCGCGACCGACGACGAGCTGATCAACCGCATCCGCACGGCCGAGGATTTGTACCCGGCTCTGCGCACTATCTCGATGCGCCTGATAGAGCGACGGAAGGCAGACGGCACCATGTTGAGCAGGGAAGATCAGGTTGCCCTGCTGCAGGCGTTGATGAACGCGTCGGAGGCTGCTGACCCGTCGCATGACCGCCATCACGACTGGGTTGACCGGTACACCAAGATCGACAGCTTGGTCGACAGCGCGATGGCGAAGCACGCGGCGGATCTGGACGACGACGTGATCGAGGCGCTGTTGGCTGAGAAGCCACTGATGGATATGCCAATAACCCGCCCTATCGGGCCGCAGCGCGAGACAACGGCCGAGGACATTGAGGCACGCGTTGCGGATAGCGATGAAATTGAGACGATCACTGCCGAGGGACTGCACCTCGAGCACCTGCCGGCAATCGACTGGCTGATCGAGGGCATGATCCCGGCAGGCGGGCTGACATCACTGGCCGGCACGTCCAACGTCGGCAAGACCCGGTGGCTGGCGGCGCTGTCTCTTACTCTGGCGGCGGGCTGCACAGAGCGCATGGGGTTGCCGCGTGCGTATAACCCTGAACCGACACTGTGGATCGCGAATGAGGAGCACGTCTCCGACATCAAGCGCAGGCTCAAGGCGGTCGCCATCGACATGGGGCTGTCGCACAGTCTGGGCGTATCAGTGCGCGGCAAGACAGAGGGCACGATGCGGCTGATCGCCCTGAATGAGGTGGGCACGCCTGAGATCGACGAGGACAACGTGGCCAAGATCGTCGGCTGGGTCCGCAGCACGGGCGCACGGCTCGTGATCCTCGATCCGTACATCACGCTGTCGGATGCAATGGACGAGAACAGCTCAAGCAGTGCTGCGATGCTGACCAAGGCGTTCCTGCTGATCACGTCTATGACCGGCGCTGCCATCATGCACGCCCACCACACCCCGAAGAACCGGGACAAGGACCCGGACGAGTACAGGGCGGATAACAGCGCATGGAGAGGATCGGGTGCAATCTACAGCTCGCTGGACTGCGGGTTCACGCTGGCCAACTGGATGCCGTCGGGTGGTAATGACCGGAAGGAGTGGCGCAGGAACGCGCTGGACCAGAACCTTGGCCGATGGATCGTGCTCGACACCGGCAAGATTCGCGAGGGCAGCCCGCTGCAGCCTATTGTGTATGAGCTGCAGGGCTGCGATCTGCCGGAGGGCTTCGAGATCGGTGTATGCCACCTTAGCACATCCGAGGATGCCCTCAACTCGATGTCCGTGTCCGGCGGGGACGCTATACTGGCGCTGCATCTGGCCGAGAAGATCATCGGTATATGCGGCTACGGGGACCATAGTGCGGCTGATGTGCACGACAGCATGAGGGAGGAGGATGGGTGGCCAAGCAAGGCAGACCGAATGCCGTCTGGACTGATGGACAGGATGTACGATATGTTCCAGCAGCCGGTTAACACATCTGTTGGGTCTGTCACACTACTGCTCAATGAGGCTAGAAAGACGACGGGGAGGTGGACGTTCAAATGCACGAATATCTGACGCCAGCTTGCACGTCAGGTAAGATGCAAGCTGGGCACTTGCACGCACTCAACCCAGCAGAAAACTGCGAAAAACTGCTTGCACGTGCAAGTTGGGCATGCAAGTGCGTGCAAGCTGGCTTAAATCGTTGATATTATTAACAAAAACTTGCTTGCATGCTTGCACGCCCCTATAGGGGCTATGCATTTTGCATGCAAGCCCATGGGGGCTTGCGAATGCCAAACCGAAATAAGCAACGAGGATATGAGTTGGAGCGCGACATCAAGTTGGGGCCTTACACGGTGGAGGCCAAGCGCAAGAAGAGCGGTTACAAGTTCCTGTATGATTCATTGGATCAGGACGGCGCTGACCTGCTGGTCGTCAGGCAAGACAGATCGCGGCGGCTTTATTTGCTTGAGGAGAAGACTTTGCTCGACTTGATGCGGCGAGCTGGGTTATTATCTGAAATCTAAAGTAGGGTAATTTAGTATGGCGAACACAACAGGAAAGAAGTTCGGCGGGCGCAAGAAGGGCACGCCTAATAAGACGACGAGAGATATGAGGGCTGCTATCTTAGAAGCCTTTGAGAGGGCTGGTGGCGTGAATTATTTGTACGCTCTGGCCAACGACGATCCGCGCACTTTTGCCAAATTGCTGGCTAAGGTGATGCCGAGCGAGAACATAAACGAGAACCGCAACATAGACGTGACTGCATTGACCGACAGACTGCACGAGGGTCGTGCTCGAGTGGCCAAGCTGCGCGTTGTAGGAGACGATTGATGCCTGTTATGAAAACCACGAAGGGCGGCAAGGTCGCCTACAAGTACGGCAAGGCTGGCAAGTCTTACGGCGACAAGTCCAAGGCCGAGAAGCAGGGCAAAGCTATCGAGGCCTCGAAGAAGCGGAGAGTGCGCTATGGCTAAGCCCGGCTTGTACGAGAACATCAGGCGCAAGCGTGCCCGCATCAAAAGCGGCAGCGGCGAGAAGATGCGTAAGCCGGGCGAGCCCGGCGCGCCGACTGCTCAGGCGTTCAAGGACAGCGCGAAGACCGCCAAGAAGCGGGTGAAGGTGAAACGTGGCTAAGCCAGCCAAGGGCAAGGCCCGCGTCAAGATCACCGCGAGCGGCAAGAAGGTCAGCTATGGCCAAGCCGGTCAGGCCAAGGGCGGCGGGCCGAGGGTCAAGCCGGGTACGTCGAAGGGCGATGCCTACTGCGCCCGGAGCGCCGGCCAGATGAAGGATCACCCAAAGGCAGCGCGAGATCCTAACTCACCGCTGCGCCTGTCGCGCAAGCGGTGGAAGTGTAAAGGATTGAGGTCAGCGGCATGAGGGACGAATACGCTAGAGCAGCGCATCCGGGGTCGCGCCCGGTGGCGCACCAGTGGGGCGATCCGATGCCCGGTTCCGGTAGGATGCGCATCTGCATGAAGTGCGGGACGAAAGAGCTGGGGAGCAGCAGCGACCCTGATCACCCTAACTTTTCCTGCAGCGGCATAGAGCCCGTCGCTCACGGCATGACCGAGGCAGACTATGATCCAATCCCATGACTTTGAAGAGTTCAACGTAGAGGGCGGCGGATACACCAACTGGATGTGCGCGTCTCTGGACTGCCTCGAGGAAGACTTGGTGTACCACCTATTTGATGCCACCGTTGAAGGAGTCTCGTATTTGCTGAACACATACCCGGATGACATATCCGTTATCATGTGGGAGCGCCTCGTCCCGTTCGCTGTGTCGAAGATCAGTGGTGAGTGCCTTGTGCTAGATGACCGTGGCTTACGTTTCTGCTCACTGCCTCAGTTACAAGGCGCAAATACTTGATCCGGTTCCGGCAGTCGCGGCAGCTATCCGCTATCGAGGCTCTGGCCAACAGTTTCCTCGGCCTGCTAATCTCGTGGGCCTTTACGTTCTGGGCCTTGCCGGTGTTTGGCCTGCACCCTAGCCCGATGGACGCGGCGTGGATCACGGCCTGCTATTTCATGTTGTCGCTAATTAGATCATACGCGTTAAGGAGGCTGTTCAGTGTCCTTTGATGTGGATCTGGCCGCAGACATATCGCAGTTCTACGACGACCCGCTGGGTCACGTCCTGTTCAGTTACCCGTGGGGTTTAGGTCAGCTTGACGGCTTCGATGGGCCAGACGACTGGGCCAGAGGCTTCCTGACCGATCTAGGCGACGAGGTACGCAAACGGGGCTTCGACGGCAAGAGCGCAGTCGACCCCATTCAGTTTAGCACGGCCAGCGGCCACGGCATCGGCAAGTCTGCCCTGACAGCGTGGCTGATCCGGTGGATCATGGACACCCGTCCGTTCAGCAAGGGCATCGTGACGGCGAACACGTCGGAGCAGCTCCGCACTAAGACGTGGGCAGAGCTGGCCAAGTGGCACCACATGGGGATCACGAAGCACTGGTATCACCTGAACAGCGGCGGCGGATCGATGAATATGTACCACCTCGACCACCGCGAGACGTGGCGTGTCGATGCTCAGACCTGCCGCGAAGAGAACAGCGAGGCGTTCGCTGGCCTGCACGCCGCGCAGGCCACACCGTTCTACATCTTCGACGAGGCGTCCGCAGTGCCCGACAAGATCTTCGAGGTCCGCGAGGGCGGGCTGACCGACGGCGAGCCGATGACGTTTGACTTCGGCAACCCGACGCGGAACACGGGCCGGTTCTTCGAGAACATGCAGGGAAGGTTCCGGCACCGCTACATGCGGCGGCACATCGACAGCCGGGACGTTAAGATCACCAACAAGCGGCTATTCGACGAGTGGATCAAGGACTACGGACTCGACAGCGACTTCGTAAAGGTCCGCGTGCTAGGCCAGTTCCCCTCGGCTGGTGAGCTGCAGTTCATTCCGACCGCAGACGCAACGCAGTGCATCG